CAAAGACAGCGAACACCGGCCCAAGCACCACGATAAACACATACTCCCAGAAATTCAAGGGCGTTTCGTCAGGGCGCTGGAAGTCTTCAGCCCATGACGCCAGCGCACAGCCGACGCCAAGGATTAGGTAGATTGTCAGGGCGTTAATCTCCATTACGCTTCCTCCACTGCGGCCACGAATTCGTCCCATTCCTCAGGCGTGATGCCGGTGATAAGAAACTCACGATCCTCAGCGGACAGGTGCGGGAAGGCAAGCTGCGCCAGCGTGCCGCCAAGGTACGCCGTGTACTGCTTCGGCGTAATGTCAAGATCGCGAGTGTTGATTTCTCCGGTTAGCCCGGACTTGCGCGTGATTTTCATGCTGCCTCCCCATTGTGCTGGAAGTAGTAGGAACGCTTGCCGATATGGACAGCGTTAAAGGTACGCCCACGCTGGACACCGTAGCGACGGAGCGCAACGCGGGTGCGAGAGAAATACAGACGGCCAAATACTTTTTTCATGGGTAATGCTCCTGTTTAGCTTCACTAATGGGCGCCATGCCCAGTTGAGAATCATTCTCGTTTAAGCTGCAATCCGTGCGATTAGGTTTTTATACTGCTTCGCCATTTTGCGCCCGTGCTGCGGGTATGCAATCACGGCCACGTCCTTCTGCCAGCACGCCCGACAATCGGCACACTTCCCGTCGCGAGTGTACGCTTCGCACACCGCGGCGCTTTCTGGCGCGTCCTCATGATGGGGCACAATGGTGCTAGTGGTCTGCCCCGCGATGGTCCCGCCCGTGATGCTATCGGACGACAAGCGCACCACAACATTCGGCAGCGCTTGCATGGCGTCTAGCACGGGGGCGAATTTGGGGAATTTGTGCATGCGCGTTGGGAGCCAATGACTGACCCAAGGCGTGCGCTGCATCACGTCAAGAATCTTGCGCGCTAGTCGCACATCGTACACGTCCCCACTATCAAACCAGCGAAAGTAACGCGAATTATCTAGCGCTTTCACCATATCATCGGCCCACGCGTCGCGCTTCCAATCCTCGCGATTGTGTACACGTACGCCTTTTACATTCTTAAACAAGTAGTTGCCATCGGTCGCATAGCAGCCCTTGCACGCATCGACTAGCGAACCGTCGGCCTTCTTGCTGCCGGGGCAAGTGTCTAGCGCTTGCAGGGACCATGACAGGCAAGGCATCTTGCCGGGTTTTGAAAGCTTGATTGTCATTGTGTTGCCTCCGTTGTGCTTACACTAATGGGTGCCATGCCCAGACGAGAATCTTTCTCATTTAGCTCAAGCTTGCCTACTAATGCCCACAACAAAATAGCCATTTCACCGTATGCTTCGCCTTTTGTTTCTAAGCGGAGAGCCGCCAGCGCCTCAGTGGAGCCGTTTTCAGCTTGCCGCTTATGCCAGCGCGCCTCACCTTCTAAGGTTTGGGCAAGGTAAGCAATTTCGTTTAATGCTTTATTAAGGGTTGACATTGTGCTTTCTCCGTTGTGTGAGGCGTTGTGCCCCTTACACTTATGGGCGCCATGCCCAGTTAGGAATCATTCTCATTTGGTCCCACGCGTATGCTAATACAAATGATAATCATTCTCACCTGGAAGGCAGCAAAAAGCCCGCCTAAGCGGGCCCTTGCGTTTCCGTGGCGCTGGCGTTACAGGCCAAGCGCTGCGCGTGCTTCGCTGGCGCTAACGCCGTGCTTCGCCATGTAGCGGCGCGTTTTCGTTTGCTGCGCTACGGTGAGGCCCACGGTAGCGGCGCGGAAGTCTTGCGCCCCAGCCTTGCGATGCGCCCGCGCTTGCGCGCTTGAGCCTAGCAGCGTGCCGTCCTTGCCAAGACAGATATCGGCAATGTCATGGTAACGGCGCGCCTTGGCCTTGCGCTTGAGGCTGCGCACCAACGCCGTGGCGCGTGCTTCGCGGGCTTCTGCAATCTTAGGCGGCGCCGTGGTGTACTCTTCAGGCAGAGCGCGATGGCCCCGCTCATGGCGCACGTTGTAAATGCTGGCTTCGCGCATTGCCTCGTGGATCTGGTCAGTTTCTAGCTGATACTCTGCCCAGACCGCGTCGGCTGCGCCGTCGATATACTCAAAGCTTTCAGCGCCGTCACCGTCGCAAGCGTAAAGGCTAGCGCGATCCTCGTCGGAAAGCGTAGCGGTCCACGCGGTGAAGGCGTCATGCGCTGCCTTGTTCAATTCGTATGCATTCATTGTGTGTCACTCCGTAGGCCCGCGACGTGCGGGGTTGCTATAGGTAAAGCAAACAGCGTGCCAAGTGTAAAACGCTTTGAAATTCAAGCGCTTAGCGTTGCGCTTGGCGTACTGTTACCCGTTACTGTTACCCATAGTAGCATAGTGTTACCGCGCGTAACAGTAGCACGTAACACTTATTGGTGCCATTGCCAGATACGAATCGTTCTCATTCTCATTTGGGCATGGCGCGTTGCTGGCGTAGCGCTGGCGTAGCGGCTGCCGCCTTGCCCCCTTTCTGCTACCAATTTGGTATAGAATACGCTGCGCGACCGCTGCGCTGGCGATGCGCGGGCGTTGCGAATGCAAATGATAACGATTCGCATTGCGATTTGGGGCGGGGGAGGGGCTGTCGGGGCGGGCCGAGACGCCGGGTAGCGCTCCGACTTGCAAAAAGTAACTTTTGAGTATCCAAGTGGATACAAATTGATACACTTTATACGCTAGCAAACTGCCCGCAACGCCGCATAACGCCTACAAAGTGTACAAAAAGTGAACAATATGGAAAACTGCATGGGCCGTAGCGCTCTGTATGGGCCGTTATGCTACCCATTTACGCTTCATTGCGCTACAGCTATTGACTTTTGCCTAAAAGTATGATAAAATATATGGTATTCTTTAGCTATACAGGACTCAGACGACAGCAGCTACAGCCTAACGACAACTGCTGATAAAAAAAGCACAGCCGAAAGGCCTTACGAATACAGCCGAATACCTCTGACCAACTGTATAGGTAGCATTACGGTACATAAAGTACAATATATATTTATTTTTGTGTGTATGTTCGGGCCGTATGGCCCGTTTTGCTAACCATTAAGCTACATAGGAACGCTACATGGCGGATAAGCCCGTAACGAAACGCGGTCGCCCCTCCAAAGCGGCACTACAATCAACTAAAGAGTTGAGTAAAAGACAGCAGGCGGCTGCTTTAAAGGACTTTAGGGCACGGCTTCTACTAAACCCTAAGTCACCTGCGTTAATAGAAAAGATGTTTGAGATTGCTTTTGATGATGAGCATAAACAGCAAGCAGTTGCGCTCAAGCTTCTTGCGGATAGGCTTATGCCTGTGGCGGGCTTTACGTCAGACGGTAAGCAGCAGGCACAGGTGTCTATCAATATCAGCGGAATTGGAACTCCGGCGGGCGGAAGCGTTACGGTTAGCGGAGATGCGGGAGAAGAAGAAGGCATTTACGAACCGTATGAGCCTCAAGAGGAATCAGAAGATGAATAGTAATTTAGCAAAGCGCATTAACGAAGCAGCTCAACACTATGGCTATAAAGGCCCGCTAGACCCCGGCATGGTTCATCTTATTGAAGAAGAAGGTTTTGTGCCCACGGAGTATGAAGATGATGTGGGTGTGTCTACTGAAGGAGTGGGAGCTACAGCAGAAAACAAAGGGAAGAACTTCTTTACGGAAATCTTTCCTAAGTATGAAGAGCGAGCAGCGCGTAAGGTTAAAGGCTACACAACCATGCCGCAAGACCTTAAAAATGCTGTGCTGTCTGCTGTGTACCGTGGCGACCTAGGCCCTAAGACCGCTAAGCTTTTATCTAAAGGGCAGTACGCTGCGGCAGCGGAAGAGTACCTTGACCACGCTGAGTATAAGAAGCGCAAAGCCGCAAACCCTGACGACGGCGTAGTGAAGCGCATGGAACGCAATGCTGCCGTAATGCGTAAGTACGCTAAGGAGCAGCCAGCTTAGTGGCTAACGTAAACCTATCGCTTATCCCGTGGCAGCAAGAAGTCTACGAGGACGGTAGTCGCTTTAAGGTTGTAGCTGCTGGGCGACGCTGCGGCAAGTCGCATCTAGCTGCCGTATCGCTCATCGTAGCGGCCCTTAACGGTCAGCCGGGTAAGGTGTTCTATGTTGCACCAACGCAGGGCATGGCGCGTGACATCCTGTGGGAAAAGCTGTTTGACTTAGCAGGAGAAATCGTAGAAGGCAGCAACATTAACAATTTAACCATTACGCTTGCTGGCGGCAACACCATATACTTAAAGGGTGCTGACCGCCCCGACACCCTTCGGGGTGTGTCCTTGAAGTATTTGGTCATGGACGAGTTGGCGTTTATGAAGCAGGATGTGTGGGAAGCAATTTTGCGCCCAGCGCTCTCTGACCTCAAGGGACGCGCCCTGTTCATCGGAACGCCTGAAGGCCGTAACCACTTTTACGATATGTGGATGGGCGGCTACTCCGGGGCGTGGGACGATTGGTCTGCGTGGCAGTTTACGTCACGGGACAATCCGTTCCTTGATAGCAAAGAGATTGACCACGCAGAGGCTACGCTGCCCCGCTGGGCTTTTAACCAAGAGTACATGGCTAGCTTTGACGCCCAAGGCTCGGAGTTCTTTAATGCTGACGAATTCATGTACTATGACGAAAAGCCACAAGAGCTGCCGGGAGACTATTATATCGCGGTTGACTTGGCAGGCTTTGAAAGCGATAGAGGCAACAAGACGAAGCGGCGAGACAATAGTGCCATTGCTGTTGTTTTTGTAGACGAGAATGGCGTGTGGTGGGTTGAAGATATACAGTTTGGTCGCTGGACGCTTGACGAAACCGCAGAGCGCATCTTCAAGGCCGTTGAGGAATACCGCCCACCGGCTGTAGGGGTCGAGAAAGGAATCGCTCAGCAGGCCGTTATGGGGCCGCTCAGCGACCTAATGCGCCGCACGGCACGTGTGTTTCGTGTAGAGCTGCTAAGCCACGGCAATCAGAAGAAGCAAGACCGTATCTTATGGGCACTGCAGGGCCGCTTGGAGCATAAGCGCATTCGCTTTAAGCACGGCGCTTGGAACACAGCGCTAGTTGACGAGGCTTCAGCGTTCCCGTCACAGCTAGTGCATGACGACTTGCTTGACGCCTTGAGCTATGTAGACCAAATGGCTGTTGTGCCTTACATGGCTAACATAGATGTTGAAGACGAATACGAACCTTATGACGCCGTAGCGGGCTATTAGCTTGAGCCGTAACGCTTAAACTATAAAGGGACACACAATGAGCGAAGCAATCTTTATGCAAGACACTACTTTCGGCACAGAGCAAGACCTTGCCGACTGGGTGGTGAGCCGTTGTAACAAATGGCGTGACTTTTACGAAAGCAATTACGCTGAGCGTCACGAAGAATACATGCGCATCTACCGTGGGCAGTGGTCCGCTGAGGATGTGGAGCGCAGCTCTGAGCGTTCAAAGCTCATCGCCCCCGCTACGGCTCAGGCGGTAGAGTCTAACGTTGCAGAAGTTGAAGAGGCTACGTTTGGTCGTGGGAAGCTCTTCGACATCAAAGACGACTTTAACGATCAAGACCCCCGCGACATTGCTTATCTGCGCTCTAAGCTACACGAAGACTTTGACATTGCGCGCATTCGCTCCGCTGTAGCCGAAGTGCTTGTCAATGCTGCTGTGTTTGGCACGGGCATTGGCGAAGTAGTTGTGGAGGAAATGAAAGAGTACAAGCCTGCCACGCGCCCGCTGCTTGACGGCGACATGCAAGAGGTAGGTGTTAATGAAGTGTATCGGCCTATCGTCAAAATCAATCCGGTGCAGCCGCGCAACTTCCTCATCGACCCTAACGCCACGTGCGTTGACGATGCGCTTGGCTGCGCTATTGACGAGTATGTGTCGCAGCACATTGTCCAAGAGCTGCAAGAGTCTG